GTTAATGGAAACTATTGAACTATATGGTCCTGAAAATATTGATTCTGTAATTAATCACGAGAATGATTACAATTTTGATTATTTTGCTTGGCGTTCATTACAAGAAATGTATTTGTTAAAAACACCTGAAGGTAAGGTAATTGAAAGACCACAACATATGTATATGAGAGTTGCTCTATGGGTGACTAAATCATTCGAAGAGGCGGTTGAATATTACAATTCTTTATCAAATCAACTTATTTCTCCGGCAACACCAATTATGATTAATGCGGGTACTAAAACACCTCAACTAGCATCTTGTGTATTGAAATACAACCATGGGGATTCAAGAGAAGGTTTATTACAAACATTAAATGATATCTCAACTTACTCATCAGACGCTGCGGGTATTGGATTATGTATGTCTAACATTCGTAGTAAAGAAAGTAGAATTAATTCATCAGGTGGATTTGCGGGAGGTTTATTAAAATACCTTAAAATTGTAAATGAATCACTACGTTTCTTTAACCAACAAGGAAGAAGACCGGGTAGTGCTGCTATCTACATTGAACCTTGGCATAAAGACATCATTGATTTACTTGATATCAAAAAGAATACAGGAGCTGAAGAGATGAGAGCAAGAGATTTATTCACGTCAATTTGGTTACCGGATAACTTTATGAATGCTGTTAAAAACAATGGGGATTGGTATTTGTTTTGTCCGAATGACATTAAGAAAGCTGGTATCAAACCATTACAGGAGACTTATGGTGATGAGTATGAAGAGAATTATAACAAAGCGGTTGAACTTGGTCTTGGTAAAAAAGTTAAAGCTCAAACAATTTGGAATAAGATTATTGAATCTCAGGTTGAAACAGGAGTTCCTTACTTATGTTCTAAAGATAGTGCGAATAGAAAAACTAACCATCAAAACATTGGGGTGATTAAACAATCTAACTTATGTAATGAGATTTACCAATATACCGATGAGGAAACAACTGCAATCTGTACGTTATCTTCTATGGTGTTGAAAAACTTTATTATTAAAGGAGAGTTTGATTTTAATTTACTTTACAATGAAGTTAGAAAAGTTGTGAGAGCACTTAACAAAGTTGTTGACATTAATAGTTATTCAACTGAGCAAGGTAGAAAAGGGGGTCTTGAACAAAGAGCAATTGCGATTGGAACACAAGGTCTTGCGGATGTTTTTTATTTAATGGATTATATCTTCACATCTGAAGAGGCAAAGAAACTTAACAAAGATATTTTTGAAACAATTTATTTTGCTGCAATCACTGAGAGTTCTTATTTATGTCAACAAGGTTTATACAGACCATATGAATTCTTTAAAGGTTCACCAATGTCAAAAGGAATATTCCAATTTGATATGTGGGGAATGAATGAGGATAATTTATCAGGTCGTTGGGATTGGATGGGATTGAAAGATAAAGTGTCGGAATATGGTGTTTGTAACTCATTATTCACGGCTCAGATGCCGGTAGCATCTTCGGCTAAGATTACAGGTTCATTTGAAATGACAGAACCAGCTCACTCGGCATTGTTTAATCGTCGTGTGGTTGGGGGAGAAATCCTTATCGTAAACAAATACTTAATTACTGATTTTGAAAAATTAGGTGTTTGGAGTGAGGATTTAAAAAATGAGATTATTATGAATGAAGGTTCAATTCAGAATATTAATTTCAATCAATATCTTGACCCTGAAGATAAAAACTACAACAAGAAAGTTAAAAGAATTGAACATTTAATACCTAAATACAAAACAATTTGGGAGATATCTCAAAGAGAATTAATTGATATGGCGGCGGACAGAGCACCATTTATTGACCAATCACAATCAATGAATATCTATATGTCTGAACCAACATTATCAAAAATTTCATCATCTCATTTCCATTCATGGAGTAAAGGTTTGAAAACTCTTTGTTATTATGTTAGAACTAAGGCAATATCAACCGGAGCAAAACATTTAGCTGTTGATATTTCAAAAGTAAAACAAACCTCAAATAAAGTTGAAACACCAAAAGTTAGTTTAATTGAAAATACTACAAAACCAACTGATTCAGAATTTGAATGTTTTGGATGTGGGTCATAACAAAAGGTAATTATATAATAATCCCGACAATGTCGGGATTTTTTATTTTTAGGTATTTATAAGAAATAATCATAACACTATAATTATAGATATGGCAGACGGAACAACATATGGTATTAATTTCCCTTTTAGGGATTCAGTTAAAGGTGACTATTTACAACTAACTGAATTTGAGGCTCAAGAAATTAAAGCGGATTTAATCCACTTACTTTTAACTCGAAAAGGTTCAAGATATTATTTACCAACATTTGGGACTAGACTTTATGAGTTTTTATTTGAACCATTTGATGGGTTAACATTTGATGCAATTGAATCAGATATTCGAGAAGCGGTTGGTACATTTATGCCAAACTTATTATTAAACCAAATAACCATAAGTCCTGCTGACCCAATGGAAGAGGTTGATTTAGCAACAGGGATGGCAACAATAGGGACAAGTGAATCGTCAATTTATAGATTTCCTGGTAAAGGGACTTCAGAATATACTGCAAAAATAAAAATAGATTACTCGACAAACAATTCAACTTTTGGACCGAGTGATTTCGTTATCATTAATATTTAATATCATATGGCAAATCGTAATATATCATATACTACAAGAGATTATCAAGGAATAAGAACTGAATTATTAAACTATGTAAGAACTTATTACCCTGAATTAATACAGGACTTCAATGATGCTTCGGTATTCTCGGTGTTCTTAGATTTGAACGCGGCGGTTGCGGATAATTTACATTATCATATTGATAGAAGTATTCAAGAAACGGTTCTACAATACGCTCAACAAAGGTCTTCAATTTATAATATTGCAAGAACCTATGGATTAAAATTACCGGGTCAAAGACCATCTGTTTCTTTGGTTGATTTTTCAATTACGGTTCCGGCTTTTGGGGATAAAGAAGATGAAAGATACTTAGGTACATTAACAAGAGGGTCTCAAGTTGTTGGTGCTGGTATTGTTTTTGAAAACATATATGATATTGATTTTACATCACCATATAACGCTCAAGGGTTTCCAAATAGATTAAAAATACCAAATTTTAATGCTAATAACGTTTTAATTAATTATACCATTACTAAACGAGAATTGGTAGTTAATGGTATTACTAAAGTTTTTAAAAGAGTTATCACACCTAATGATGTGAAACCATTCTTTGAATTATTTTTACCTGAAAAAAATGTATTAGGTATTACAAGTGTATTACTTAAGAGTGGGACTGAATATACTAATATTCCTTCTACTGCGGAATTTTTAGGGGTTGAAAATAAATGGTATGAAGTTGATTCGTTGGCGGAAGATAGAGTTTTTATTGAAGACCCAACTAAAGTGTCGGACCAACCAGGTATTAAAGTTGGTAGATATATTCAAACACAAAATAGATTTATAAGTGAATATACTTCTGAAGGATTTAAAAAGATGACTTTTGGTGGTGGAACAAACACTGCTCAAGATGCGTTAGACCAATTTACAACAGTTGGGGCAACAATTGATTTACAAAGATATTCAAACAACTTTTCATTAGGGTCTGCTTTAACGCCTAACTCAACATTATTTATTCAATATCGAGTTGGTGGTGGATTAGCAACAAACTTAGGTACAAACGTGATTAATCAAATTGGTACGGTTAATTTCTTTGTGAACGGACCATCTGAATCAACTAATTCATCTGTAGTTAATTCACTAAGATGTAACAACGTTACTGCTGCAATTGGTGGTGCGGGAGTTCCTTCATTAGAAGAAATTAGAAATTATGTTTCATTTAATTTCTCGGCACAAAAAAGAGCGGTAACCGTACAAGATTATGAATCAATCATTAGAAATATGCCATCAGAGTTTGGAGCACCTGCAAAAGTGTCCATAACAGAGAATAATAATAAGATATTGATTCAGTTATTATCTTATGATACTTCAGGTAAATTAACCAGTATTGTGTCTGATACATTAAGACAAAATGTTGCAAATTACCTTTCTAACTATAGAATGATGAATGATTATATTTCAATCTTAACCGCTGATGTTATTGATTTAAGTATTGATGTTCAGATTGTATTAGATTCTGCACAAAATTCAGGACAAGTTATTGCTGATGTGGTTGATAGAATTTCTACTTATCTTAATCCTCAAACAAGAGAGTTGGGACAAAATGTTTATTTATCTGAAATAAGAAGTATTGTTCAAAATCAAAACGGGGTTTTAACTGTTGCAGGGATAAATGTGTATAATAATGTTGGAGGACAATATTCTTCTTCTGAAACATCCATGGAATACTCTAATTCTGAAACAAAAGAAATTGCTCCGGTTGATGACACAATTTTTGCTCAACCATCTCAAGTGTATCAAATTAGATACCCTAATAAAGATATTAGAGTGTCGGTTAAAAATTTCCAATCAGTTACCTTTTCATAACAGGTTTATTTATCTCCCAACTATCTTATAATTAAAAGTAAGGTGTGTGAATTTTAAAAATAACACATAAACTATTTATTAATTAAAAGAATTGCATGGGTCAGTCTTATAGAATTAAAACCGAATTAGGTGTCAACAAAACTATCAATGTTCAGTTGGAGCAAGATTTTGAGTTTTTAGAAATATTATCATTAAAAATACAACAAGCCGATGTTTACACAAGAAGTTGTGCAGACTATGGTGTGATTGTTGGAAGGGTTACCGCTAATAATGGGTTTGGTATTCCAAACGCTCGAGTTTCTGTTTTCATACCAATTAGTGCGGTAGATGAATCTAACCCATTAATTTCAAGTATATATCCTTACAAATCGCCAACAGATAAGAATGAGGATGGATATCGTTACAATTTACTACCTTACGAAAAATCTTATTCTGCTCACGCTGCCACAGGAACTTTACCAACAAGAGCGGATAGTTTAACAGGTGCGACTGCCGTTGAAATATACGACACATATTACAAATATACTACCAAAACAAATGAGAGTGGGGATTACATGATTATGGGAGCTCCATTAGGTGCTCAAACATTAGTAATGGATGTTGACTTGTCCGATATTGGTGAATTCTCATTAACACCTCAAGACTTAATTAGAATGGGGTTGGCCACAGAAGGACAAGTTGCTGGTAACAGATTTAAAACTTCTACCGACTTAAGTTCTTTACCTCAAATAGTTTCATTAACAAAACAATTAGAGGTTAGCCCATTATGGGGGGACCCTGATATATGTCAAATTGCCGTGAACCGAATGGATTTTGACCTTAGAGATGACGCGAATATAGACATTCAACCAACATCGGTTTTTATGGGTTCAATTTATTCAACCGCTGATGAGTTTCGTGTGAGAAAAAATGCGAAACCTAGAGATGATATGGGTAATTTATGTAGTTTAAATGCGGGTCCGGGTCAAATTTTAGCAATTAGACAAACCATACAAGAAGATAGTGATGGTAATCCAATATTAGAACAATTTCAGTTAGAACAATCGGGAAATATTATTGATGGTAATGGTGTGTGGATGACCGAATTACCGATGAATTTGGATTATTTTATTACCAATGAATTTGGTGAGAAAGTTTTATCAAACGACCCTACTGTGGGTATTCCAACAAAAGGAAGGTATCGTTTTAAAGTTAAATGGTCACAATCAGCTGGAGTTTCAGAACAGACCAGACGACCAAATTATTTAATACCTAACGTAAAAGAGTATGGATGGGGAAGTGGAAGTGTAAATAGTCCCGCAAGACAAGAAGGTTCGTATTATTTTGGATTAGATTGGAGTGGGTATACAAAAGGATTTGTTGGTTTTACATCATCAAATGTTCAACAAAGAAATCAACTGTTAGATTCAAAAATAAATTGTGAGGATACTTTTTATGAGTTTAAGTTTAATCGAGTATATACGGTTGCCGGATTTATTGATGAATTTAAAAATGGGGCTAAAGGTAGATTTATAGGTATAAAAGAAATAGATAGTAATGAATGTGCGACTACTATAAATAAATTTCCGGTTAATGACGGATTTCGAAATTTTGATTTATTATTTTTTATTTTCGCAATTTTAATGCAAATAATTCAATTAGTAGGGTTAGTTATACTTATAGTTTATCATTTTGTTGCCTTTTTGTGGAACAATTTTGCGGTTCCAATATTAGCTTATTTTATTGTCCAATTTGGATTTAACTCTTATTTTGAGTTTCAAGCGGCATATGCTGCGGCTGCGGGTGCAACAAGTTTTTCATGGGGTTTATTATTACTTATAACTCCATTTATATTAAAAGGGATATTATGGGCAGCAATTGCGTTATTTTTAGGATTTAATTTTAGGAAAATTACTTCTTATAAATTTGGTAGATTAAAATTACCAATGATGCAATATCCCGATTGTCAAGCTTGTTCATGTGATGGAGAGACAACTGAGCCAGGTGGTGGGACGGGTACAAATGAGTCTCCACCTCAAACAGGGTTGCTTAGTCAGGTATCAAACCGTAATTTTTATTATGATGAAACAATAAACTATCAATCAAATTTAAATGCGACGGTATTCTCACAATATGGTGCGAATATGGCTGGAGAAGAGAGACAAATGAATTACCCTGGATGTGGGGGAGGATGGGGAGGCGGAGGTCGTAATACTTACCCTTGTGACCCATATTCTGAAGAAACAATCGATGAATATAATACCATTGCGGGAAATATGAAAGTAGCAGCACTTGCTGGAAATCTAAATAAAATAAATGTTAGTGGGGTTGCTCAATATTCTAATGGTGTTAAAGAATTTGCGGTAGGATATTCTATTCCTCCTGGAGAGAGAATTAATATCTATAATACTCGTGGAAAATATTTTACGGGTGAAAATAAAATAAAGGTTACTTTTTCTAAACCTAATAATGGTACAACACACCATTTTGATAATACTTTAACCGTATTATCAACACAGGATTTACAAGTTGGTGAGATGGTTTCTTTCATTGATATAAGTAAATCAAAAGATGTTAATTTTTTATATACCGGAACAACAACTGTTGGTGGTAGATTAATTAATGGTATTAACGGAGTTATTAATACTAATCAACAATCTGTAAATGTTACTTATGCTACTTCTCAAACACAGGGTTCACAAGTTTTATATACATTACCACAAATAACAGGGTATACTTGTGTTGATTCTGTTACTATTTCCGCTTCAACAGATGGTACTGTAACCTATCAGACTTGCCCGGGGTATACTGTTACAAACGTTGTTACAACAGGTACCACAACATTTACTAATGAATATGGTATTGATATCTCAACAACCGGAGGTACTGCAGAATATGTTGTGATTGCCTCAGGTCAAACATTACAAAGATATATTTATCCATCTGATATTGAATATTACCAAGTATTAACCGCCATAACAATTACAACTACTGTTGTCAACGGGGTTACAACATACACTAATCCGAATTTCAATGGGACTACAGGTTTTTGGGGGGCTCTTAATGCTCCTAATACTATTCAAGTTTGGAATGAAATAGATGGTGATGGTTGGGGTGTAGTTAGACCAACAGAGAATGTACCAACAACTACATTTACTGATTTGGTAGAACAAAAAGTATTAATATTACAAAGAGGTGTAGACCCTAACTCACCAAAATATCTAAATCAATATGGTATTGGTAAAATTTTAGGATATTCAAATGAAGATAATGTAACTATAACAGGATATACAAGATTAAATATACCAATACAACCTTTAAATACGTCAACTAATGGAAATATAAGTGTTCAAAACCATAGAAACCAAAATAATATTTTTTATCCACCATATGTTTATACACCGGGTATACCAAATTCAACATATGTTGGTGATATTTGGAGTGGATTTACTACTGATAATGTTGGGTATTATGGAAGTTTAGATTCTCAAAACTTTCCAACAGGTATATTTCCTGTTTTACAAGGGTTTTCAAATGGTGGGGTCACAGGATTAAGAACAACTTCAAGTGGTACTCAAGCGGGAGGAAATCGTTATTATTCTGCAAGTGTTGCGAATAATCGTTATGATAGTTCTGAAGATTTATCAGGAGCGGCAGTTATATGGGGTGACTATAGTAGTTCATTTCGTCAACGAGTTCCATCTCTAATTTGGTTTTTAAATGGAGATTATGTTGGGGGTAGAAGATATCATGGGTTTCCTGAATCATCATATGTAAGTCCGGTTTTATACCCTTCTTTTACAGGATTCTCAACCTCTACTAGTGGTCAATTAAGTATTACAAATTCTAATGGATATAGAACAGTTATGAGAACTGACAGACTACCTTCATCTGATTATTCTGATTATAAAAAAGGGTTTACTTCGGGTCAAAATTCTAGTTTATTACAACAAAATTTAGGATTTGCGGTTTATTCTGTTGATTCAGGTATTGGTTATGCTGTGACTACTACAGCATTTAGTACTGGTGCGGATATTGTAACTGCGGATATTGGTGGACAAGTTGCTGCTCTTAATGTAGTTTCAAGTTTAAACTCATGTGAAAACATGGTTGGGTTAACGTGTTATCAAGGAAATGGTACAAACTTTGGTGTTAGGCCCGGTTGTCAGGCTGATGATTATGTTGAGAACGGATGTTATGTCATGGTTAATAGACCTTTGGAAGATTTAAGTCAAGACATTAAAACTTTTAATGAATGGGCCTTTAGATTTAGATTTTTCTATGGATTATGTAGAGGGGTTTTATCACAATCTTTTGTTAATAATTGGGTGAATGGTTCTTTGTATATGTTTCCAATCCAAGTAGATATTGAATATGATAGTAATAATCAACCGAGTACTCCTCAATTTGCAACGCAATTAGTTTATTTTGATAAATCAAGTAATAATTTTTATTATAGAAGTTCACCATTTAGACTTAATAATACGTCAAGTATTGATGGAGATTTCATTGGATTACCTCCAACAGGACAATCGTCACCTACAAATCAAAGACAATTATTATTTCCAACAACAATTATTAATTTGGGAATAAAAGATGATTTTTACCAAGAAATTATTTTTGACCCATCGGCTAAAGGGTATATAATGAAAAGTTTAAATTCAACAAGTTATTCTGATACTTCTGATTTAGTGAATTTATTTGTTATAAGTAGAATTACTGATGAGTCGTTTTTACAACAATTAATATCATTTAATCCAAATAATAATTTAGACCAATTATTTTCAAGACAATATAAAAGAATTGATGGAGACTTAGCTCAAACTATGTCTATAAATTCGGAGTTTGGAGTAATTCCTTTTTCTCCTGAATTTTATAGTAGTTTGGGATTACCTTCAGACCCTGTTCAAATTTTAGGTTCATTGGGTAATCCAACAATGGCGATTTATTTTTCATCTACAACTTTTGATTTGCAAAATAAAGATTATTTGAGTCCGGGGGTTATTGATTTCAGGCCTTCAAATAATGCCAATGCTCTAACATATTATTATGGTATTAAATCTCAAGAGGTACCATATTACCAATGGACTAGAGATACTAATCCAACAACAGGTGTTTTCGGTACTCAAGATAATAATTGGGCGACAAATTATAGTACAAACTCTTCATCTTCAGGAATATTTTCATACCCATATCAATCTCTTAATAGACGTGATGATGGGATTACACATCCGAGTTATTTCATTCCATCAAACACCGCTTTGAGTGATACATTTGCTCGTGGTTATATCTTTAACTTATCCGCACAAACATACACTGATTTTACATATTCGGCGACATATGGGTATAATACGTGGTCAGGAAGAAACAAATTTTTGGTAGGTGCGCCAAATCATTTTTATTTTGGACTAATTAAAGGGGAGAGCGCTCTTGATAAATTTAAAGAAAAATATTCGATAGATGAATAATTTTACAATAATACCGAGTGGGTTAAAATATAAGGGGGCTCCATCAGTTGATGAAAGGGTGACCATATCTTTAAATCAACAAAGTCAACAAATTACGGAATACGATAGAAGTGTTACGATTAGTTTAGCTCAGGTTTATGATGATGAGAGACAAGCATGTACAGTATTTAGACCAACGTTTAAAGTGAATTATGTATATGATAACACTTATGTCGGTAGTACTACTTATTTACCTTTTCAATATAACTTATATTATGTTGATGCTGCAAACTCAACGGTTAGTGGAATTTGGAAAGGTTACCCACAATACTATGAATTTGATTTTTTTAGACCGGATGTTAACGACCAGCATTTTAAATATAAATCAAAAAGTGCTTACACATACAATTGGATGTATTATTTAACATATCCATTCGAAAACGACTACACTAAGAAACTATATTATTATTCTAACACAACTAGAGATATTGATTGGGAGGCTCAAGAAGGTATTCCATTTACCATTGAAAATATTGAGATAAATGGAAATGGATTAATATCATTTAAATGTATTGCGCCTCATGGGTTATCAGTTGATGAATATGTTGAATTATCTTTAACTTATAGAAATTCTAATATTTTCCAAGTTTACTCATTAGGTAATGGGTTATTTGATAGTGACCCTTATGTCTTCAATGTTTTCAATATTGGTTATACGGGAAATACTTTTGCGGATAATGTTACTGGATTATTTAAACGAGTGATTAATCCGGACAATTTATTAGAAACTAAATCAAAGTATTATGTTCGAAAGCACAAAGTAATAACTAATCTTGATGATTTAATTATAACTAAAAATGGTTTTGAAAAGAATGTTTTTAATGAGAAAAAACAATTTGAATATAGTTCAATAACACCGAATAACCTTTCAAGGATATCTCAAAAAACTAGTAGTAACTCTTACAATATAACATCAGCTTATGATTTAGATTTTGCAGGGTATAAAGATAATCAAATGAGACCTTTGAATGAAATATATTTGACAATTATAAATAAAGGATATTCAGGGTATTTTAATGAACCTTCATTTGGGTTTGGTTTAAAACAAGGTTGGGAGTTTAATTTAACAAAAGAAGTTAATGAATATTGGGATTTATTTAATAATGAATCTAATTGTCAAATACCTTTATCGTCATATACATTAACAAGTGGAGCGACTAAAACATTTTATTATAATCAAAATTTATCCAAAGGTGATGTATTGTACGGTGATTTTTGTGAATGGAATGACTATGAACAACTTGAAAGAGTTATATCACCATATTATCAAAAAATAAATTATAATCAAAAAGTTTTTCAAACTTCTGATTTTGTCGATACAAACTCTAAAGGGTTTTATTATGAACCTCATAATAAAATGACTTTAAAAGTATTTTCAGATTATATTGAAACAGGTAATGTTGAATTTATTGACCAATTACCTGAGTATTCATTTTATTCGGAATCTGACCAACAATTTAGATGGAGAGATTTATATACTTATGGGTTTTTTGATAATTTTGATAGAGGTGTTGATTATCCATTTTTGAATACTTCTCATTATCCTTTTGCTGATATAGTGTTTAGATTAATACCGGAAGGTAGTAATTATAATGAAAGTTTAAACGGGGTTGATATACCAATAAAACCATTAATAGATGACTGTGAATAAAGTAACGATGGTACCTGATGGTACTAATAAAGACATAAATATTCCAATAAAATTGACTTGGGATTATTTGGGGTTAGACATGGCGATTGATGAGTATGAAACTCAAATGATAACTGAAGTTATTGGGGTTGGACGAGATTTTGAGGTAAGCAGATTTGCTCACGCACCTGCTACCGGAACTACGGATAACACTGAAGTGAATTATGAATTTTATTTTTATTCTGGAGGACCTTTGTCGAATATAACGAGTTGGAGTATTGATTATATGAATGAAGGGTTTACCTCAGAAGATTTATATTATTATAATAATAATTTTGCAAATTCATTTTTTAAATTAGATTTTTATGATACCCCGGATGAAAAAAGACAAACAAATTATTTGACGGTTATTATCCCAACTCAGCAAGGTTTAAAAATGGATGTTCAAATGAGTCGAAATGTTGTTTCAGTAAAGAAACCAAAATTTATTTTGGATTATGTCGGAGATAAGGAAGGGTTTTTCTTGTATTGGTTAAAGAAAAGAACTTTTTTGGATTTGGATACATTTTATATGGCGGCTAAGTTTTATAATGCAAAGACGGGACAATTTACAAAAATGATGACAGGTAACGGGACGGACCCATTAGATGATACTAATGGACCTCAATCAGACCTTTCTGATGGACTAAGGTATAATTTTGATAACACTCAATATTTTTATTACACCGTTAAGTTAGATTATCCGAGTCAAACTTATCAAGTATTAAATACTTATGGTCAGAGAATGGGGACTAATATTCCCATAAAATGGTACGAATATGTTAACCCACCAGTATAATGGAAGATTTTTATAATATTAAGATATCACCGGAAACAATATTAGGTGATTTGTCAGTTGTGGATTATCAAGGGACTCCTGTTGGGGTCTATTCTGCTATGACCCAAGTTGTGAGTTCAGGGGTGAACGGAAGTTCAATTTTGACAGGACTTACCATTCCAATTTTGATAAGGCAAAGTGCGGTTGATGCGGGATATTATAGTCCTTTTGACGGAGCGGTTTTACAAAAAGATGTTGTTGCAAATTTTATATTTTCATCCACTACATCCTCAGGTTATACTTACAATGTTTATAACACATCAAATGAATTTCAAAAATTTTTGGATTTATCTGCTTATAGAATTGATTGGGGTGATGGTTCACCAAAACAAACAATAACAACTTACGCACCTAATTCAATTAATCATACATACCCTGTTGAGAATAAACAATATGTGATTACATTAGAACAGACTAACCCTTGGGGAATTACAAAAGTTTCAAAAACTATTACAACACCATTTAGTGATGTGACAATTTATAATCCTCAAGGAGAGGCGTTTTTCGCACCATCATCAGGTAATTGGATTGGTACATCAGTGTCTTATGATTATATATTTTCAGGTGATGCGGTTAATGAAGTGTCGGCTCAAACATCTAACAATTATGTTACGATACCATTTACCATATCGGGTGTTACTAAATCAAGATTAACTGAATTAGAAACTTATGGGGATTTAACAATTAATCAAAGAATTGGTACTCCGGTTATTAGTAATGGACAAATATGGGGAATGATTACCGATGTTACACCAATCTATACTGCATATACCATCACTCAGATTAATTATTATGATTATTTTGATGGTACTACAATATATTTTGAACAATCATCAGGATTAACTGAGAACAATTTAACCTCAACACCAATAACTAAAGATGAAGTTTTATTAAAAGTTGTTGACCAAGCACAAATACAAACAAATGTTTTTGTTGAAAGAGGTAACAATAGTGCTTATGAAAGAGTTCAAAGAATTGGAGAGGTAGACAATCTTGGTGACATGATTAATTATGGGTACGGATTTTTTAATGTAGTTAACAAACAAAATTAAAGGAAAAAAAGAACTAAACTATTTATAAATTAAATAACAAGTTATGGCAATTGGAAGCTATGGAACAATAAGACCTTCAGATGTTTCACCAACAGATGTTGAAATCATCATGAATTATACACCGAGTAGAGATGTTACGGACGCATTTGTCTTAACAAAATTGGATGCTCAAACAATTTTACGACCTTATTTTGAAAATTCTGAAACCGGAGGAAACGCAGGTGTTGAGGTTTTGGGGGGGTTATATAATTTAACATTACCTGCTAATCAGTTTAACGCATTAGGGTTTTATACTTTATATTTGAGACCCGCCCAAATCAGAACAACAATTACTGATTGTGGGGTTTTAAGTGCTCTTCCAAATGTTAAAGGTCTTGTTATTGATTTAGCTAATGTACCAACAGAATATCAAAACAAATTTGTACCACAGGGATTAATTGGGTTTAGAATTGAATATCTAAATCCGGATGGTTCTAAAATACCTAATTTTTTCAGAGTAATTACTTCAAGTTTTTATTGTGAACCTGTTGTAACAAATGAAGTTAACACACAACAAAAGGCGATTAGATATAGATATGTTGATGGTTCATCAAATTTGATATTTTTAACATTATCACCATCATCATCTCCAACTAACAAACCAAATGCGACCCCATTTATTGGACAACCAAGCCAAGATATTATTATAACTAATACCTTCTTTAATCCGGTTACGATTGAAATTGAAATGGTTGAATATGACATTTCATCTCTTGCGATTGCTCTTTATGGTAATCAAACCAAATCTATTGATGATGGAATTTATACAATTTACGATTCACAAAATAACATCTATAGACAATACAACTTATACGAGGTTAGAGACCAATTTAATGCGTTGTTATACGAGGTTAGACAAGGTCGAGGTAATAATATTGATTTTAGTAAAAACTTTACAAATATAACAACTTAATGGCAGTAAATACGACAACAACAAAATATTTTTATCCGCCAAGACCTGGTAGTGGGGCTGCGACTTTTTCCGACAACATTGTAGGTTTACAAACTGTTGAAGGGGGAGGTTTAACGCAAGGTAATTTTGAGTTTACAACTTCAGTTACTGAAAAAGTTAATAGAAATTTTAACGTTGGTGCGTTTTCAGAACCTTTAAGTTTACAATCGTTAAACATTGAAGATGTTAATGAAAGTAGAAGAATCATGGCAACTCAGTTTAGGGTTTATCCTAATTATGATGTTTCACAAGTTCTTAACTTTTCGATGTATGGTTCTTTACGTAAAAGATTTCAAGTATCTGCTACAAAAATTATTAATTATTTTCCAGCATCATTAGATATTCAATTTTCAAACTTAGAGTTTGTTACAGGTGCGACGGCAATTAATGTTAGTTATGACCCTATTGAGGACGAAACTTATTTTCAAGTTAATGTTGATAGAATTAATAATCCATTCGATATTGATTATTCTTTAAGTGCTGCAACCAATTTAAATTTAAGGGAAATTACAACTTCACCATATAGAAATTTATATAACACTTATTTAGATTATTGTGTTAGTATAAATGATGATATATTCAAAATAAATTCATTTCAACCATCGGATACGTTAGGTAGTGGTTATATTACTTTTTATGTGTCAGGTGCTCCTTTTGGTAAATCAGCAACTACGGTTTTTGAAGAATACCAAATTAGACCGAACGATTTAATTTGTGACAAAGTATTTTCTGAAAGTTTTGATGAAGTTGAAAAATTCTTATTAAATAGATTAATAAGACCTGAATATACTGCAGTATTCCAAGTCCCTGCTCAAACTGAAAATGGAGAATTTTTTACGGATTACCAACAAGTTACTTGGCCTAAAGATGGTCCTTGGAATTTAGATATTAGGTCATTACAATTTGATGGTTATTTAGCTCAATTGGATGCAATTGCAGAAAATTTAGATTCATTTAAAACAAATTTAATTTCGAGATTTTTAGTAACGGACTCATTAAAAGAGTTTGATACTATGGGTCAAAAAGTTGAGAAGATATTTCAAATTTATGGTAGAAGTTTTGACCAAATAAAACAATTCATAGATGCCTTGGCTTATATGAATTCGGTTAATTACAATCCATCTAACGATATACCTTCACAATTACTTGTTAATCTCGCTCAAACATTAGGATGGTCATCAAATTTTTCACCAATTACTGATGAAGACTTTTTAGAATCGGTATTTGGGAATACTTCAACTCCAACTTATCCTGGTTATGCGAGAGCGTTAACACCTACTGAGATTAATTACGCATATTATCGTAATTTAATTATTAACGCCTCTTATTTATTTAAATCAAAAGGTACAAGAAGGTCAGTTGAATTTTTAATGAGATTAATTGGTGCTCCGGATTCATTAATTGAATATAATGAACATATCTATTTAGCCGACCAAAAGATTAATTTAGACCAATTCTATACACAATGGGCGACAATATCAGGAGGAACTTATGTTGATAATACTCCGGCCTATTTACCTGGTCAAACATATAAAATTAGAGGTAACGTTTATTCCGCTTATACATCAATTGCAACATATGAAGATGTATCGATAAGATTGGATGAATATCCTATGGATAGTTTAGGATTTCCTAAAGCTCCTGTTAATACGGAAAGTTATTTTTTCCAAGTTGGGTCGGGATGGTATGAATCAACTCCACAACATAGAAGTCCTGATGAAGTAATTATTACCGGAGATGTTTACACCGGTCAAAATTATAATATCCAAACAAGTCTAACTCCGTTTACTTATGGACAACCATATTTAGATAGATTTAGACAATTCCCTTATATGAATGAAGGGTTTAAATTGAGAAAAGTCGTTGATAATAAAAAGTCTTGGTTAGAAGAAGATGATAAGATTAGATTGTCAACGGAGGGTGATTATAATGCTTACTATTATGTTGATAATGAAAAGTTAGTTTTAAATGTTAAAAATGTTGATTTATTTTTAAATCCTTCCCAAGGTCTTGTTTATGATGTTTGGAGAGAATCAGTTAACTATGATTATCCAATTCCTGAATCAGGGTTAACAATTGGTTATCCGGTTCCGGGTGGAGTGGATTGGACTTACATAAATCCCCAACCAAAAAAGAAAACATTCTTTGAATTCTCACAAACATTTTGGGAGAACATGATTAATGTTAGAAATCGACAATATATTAGTGATGGTAAAACAGGAGGTTATCCGACATTACAATCAATATGGTGGAAATATATTGAATCTGAAGCGACAGTTGGTTTACCAAATAGCAAATATACTTATCAAAAACTTATTGATTATGTAAATGGTATTGGTCCTTATTGGATGAAGTTGGTTGAACAAATGTTTCCCGCAACAACAATTTGGAATACCGGTGTTAAATTAGAAAACTCAGTTTTACATAAACAAAAATTTGTTTATAGAAGACAAAGAGGATGTCAATTCGTTCCGGTTCCTGTTAATCCTTGTTTTATAATTGATAATATCTTTGATTTTAATTGTGCAACCGAAACAACGGTATTTAACGTATTTCCATGGTTAAATGGTGACCCAAATGTTGGGAATTTTAATAGTATTTTGGCAAACCGAATTGATAATATGTTAACCCAAAATGGATTAACGTTAAATGATTGTGTTCAAGATTCAGTTCAAACTGAATGGTATGTAGATTTAAGAATTGGTGGGGAATTATTGATTAAAGAACCATTCTATGTTGGATATGGGTATACCGATGTCCCAACACTACAAATGTGGAGGGTTGCATTACAAAATAATCTATCATTATTATATGATTATGGATTTACTTACGATATAGAAGGAAATACTTTAACAATACAAAGTTTAACTTGTACGGAAAGAAATATTGATGAATTGTTAACTTTAAATGTAGGAATACAAATAAATATAAATTGTAGTAGTAACTAATGGCGTTTAATTATATCATAAATGTAACGGGGGATTGTCAAAATAATTCGAGTGGGGTAATTGACTTATTAGTCTACGACGGCTCATCACCATATACTATAGAATGGATTTCTCCGGTATTGACGACAAATACTCAAGTAACCGGAACGGTGACGAAAACAGGATTACTTAGTAATACTTATGCTATTAAAGTTACGGATTCTACATTACCTGATAATCAAATTGAATATATCAATATTCCGGTATCAAGTGGGGTCTGTTGTAGTATTTTAGGTGTTCAAGATACAACTTGTTCTCAAAATAATGGTTCTGTTACAGGAACCTCAACAACTCAATACTCTTCAACAAATTATTATTTATATCACGGGGATGGTGTTTATAGTCAATCTGCGACAACAAATCAAAATAGTGTTGTCTTTGGAAGTTTAACGGCTGGAACTTATTATATGACAGTTCAAGATTTAGGAGGATGTACGGGTCGTAGTCAAAATTTTATTGTTGAAGAATCGGTACCTTTAAATTATGGTTTATATATGGTTCCGAACTCATCTTGTGGAGGACAGCCATTAGGTAAATTAACTGTAACTGGTTTGACGGGACAACCACCTTTCACTTATTTATGGGACAATGGTGCGACAGGGTCTACAATTACAGGTTTAACTTCGGGTTCTTATTTTGTTACGGTAACAGATGGATATGGTTGTGAATTAAATCAAGGTTCAACAATTGTTGATGTTAACCCAATAGGACTTGGTTTTTTTACTGCAACTCCCCCAACCTGTTTTTCTGCTAATGGGGTGTTGACCCTTAATATTACAGGAGGAACTGCACCTTATTATTATTCAGCTTCAACGGGTCAAGTTGAAATTTCTTATGCTAATTCTTTTTCAATTTCGGGATTGTCTTCGGGTAGTTATGGTTTTTTAGTGACTGACGCGGGATTTTGTCAATTAAGTGCGGAATCATCATTGGTTTCTCCAAATGGAATCGCATCCGTATCAGTACAAACATTTAATTCAACTTGTTCAAGTACAAATGGACAAATAACAATATCAGTAATTGGTGGAGTTACACCATATACTTATACCTTAATTTACCCAACAGGAGATGTTGTTGATACAAGTGGAAGTCAAACGGTTCAACTATTTGACAATTTATCTGCAGGTACTTATTCAGTTGGTGTTAGTGATGATTCAGGTTGTTCATATTTGGATGAGGTTTACATCATGACTGATAATAAGTATACAATATCAACAACGGTTACAGGTACTTCTTGTAATCAAGTAAATGGTTTAATTAATGTTGTAGTTAATACAGGTGCAACCTTACCACTTAGTTATTCTATTGATAACGGGTTATATGATATTTTAAATACAAATTTAACAGCGGTAACCTTTAATAATATTTCCGCTGGTACACATACGGTTACCGTAACAGATGCCTCAGGATGTGCTCAATCTACTAACGTATTAATTACATCAAGTGAACGATTAGATTACTCATTATATAGTACATCTTGTGGTACGGGTAATAGTGGTAAAATAACTGCATTTATAAACTCAGGTGTACCACCATTTTCTTTCTATTGGTCTAATAACGTTCCAAATAATCCACAACAAATTCAAGTATCGGGTTTAACAGGTGGAACTTATAGTTTAACTATTGTAGATAGTGGGGGATGTTCCTTAGTTAGAAACGCTTTGATTAGTTGTAATGCTAACTTAACATCATATCAAACTTACGTTATGGGTGAGGAAGTTTTTAATATTGAATCTCCAACTAAGTTTGGTTTATTACAAATGTTAAATGAAGGTTTTTATGATTTAACATTGGATAATGAAGGGTGTGATTTAGTAAGTGCGACATTTACTGCAAAAGTATCGGTAACTCCTCTTAATTTAACTACAAGTGACACATTCTTTACAACAACTTCATTAAATGTTTATCCAACGGATAATCAATATTATGATACAATTAGAGAATTATTATTAACAATTCCAGGTGTTGGAAATGTTATTATAAACGCTCTAACAAATCAAATAACAATTGAGACAACAAGAGGTAATGATACTTTAAATGGTCAAGAGATTATTATTGATTTGATTATTGAGTATGATATAATGTGTTTGAATTAAGATATGACACAATTAGAGATACGAAGTATATCGGGGGGTACTTTACCAATAAATATATATGCTTGTGATGTATATCAAAATCAATGTGTTCTATTTGGAACTATTAATACTACTGTTCCACCGGTTTTAGTCTTTAATCTGCCACCTCAATTTAATAATATTCCTGCTATTGGTATTTTATTGAGGGATGCTGTTGGTTGTGAAAGATTTGAAGTTGGGATTTGTGGGGATTCGGGTGTTGGTAAAATATTCCAAAACATCGATGATGATTATGTATTCCAATTTATGGACTTTATTATTTACCAATTTGAGGGGCCAAATTAAAAATTGGAATTGAATTGAGATTTCAAGGTATTTATTATTAAAAAAGAACCATGCCGATATATCAAAGACTGACCGACCGACAATTTTCACCTAGTGCGGTTACACTTAACGATTTAATACATATTGTAATTACTGGTGATACTTCACAAAGTCCTCAGGGTTCCTCGTTTAAAGTGACCTTGGGTGATGTTGCGCATGTTATGTCGGGAGGAACCGGAACGTCAGGTACAAGTGGAACTTCGGGGATTAATGGTACCTCAGGTACGAGTGGAACTTCGGGAGTTAATGGTACCTCAGGTACAAATGGTACGTCAGGTACTTCAGGTACAAGTGGTGTTGATGGAACTAATGGTACATCAGGAACGAGTGGTATAAATGGAACTTCAGGTACTGATGGAACATCAGGAACTAGTGGAACATCAGGTACTACAGGTACGAGTGGTATTGACGGGACTAATGGAACATCGGGAACATCGGGAGTAAATGGTACATCGGGTACTAGCGGTACGACAGGAACTAGTGGTACATCAGGAACAACAGGAACAAGTGGTACAAGTGGTATTAATGGGACTAATGGTACGAGCGGAACTTCAGGTGTTAATGGTACCTCAGGAACAAGTGGTACAACAGGTACTTCAGGTACTTCAGGTACAACAGGTACCTCAGGAACAAGTGGAACTTCGGGTGTAAATGGAACTTCAGGTACTAGTGGTGTAAATGGAACTTCAGGTACAACAGGTACAAGTGGGACTTCAGGTACAACAGGTACATCGGGAACTAGTGGTATTGACGGAACTAATGGGACATCAGGTACAAGTGGTGTAAATGGAACTTCAGGAACAACAGGTACTTCAGGAACATCAGGAACAACAGGTACATCGGGAACTAGCGGTACAACAGGAACAAGTGGAACAAGTGGTGTTAACGGAACATCAGGTACTTCGGGAACTACAGGTACTTCAGGTACTTCAGGTACAACAGGAACTAGCGGTACAACAGGTACTTCAGGAACAAGTGGTATTGATGGAACAAGTGGTACAACGGGAACTTCAGGAACAACAGGGACTAGTGGTACAAGTGGAACAACGGGTACATCAGGGACTTCAGGAATAGATGGTACATCGGGAACATCAGGAACAACAGGTACTTCAGGAACATCAGGAACAACAGGTACTTCAGGTACTAGTGGAATCGATGGGACTTCAGGTACAAGTGGGACAACAGGTACCTCAGGAACAAGTGGAACATCAGGAACAACAGGTACTTCAGGAACATCAGGAACTACAGGTACTTCAGGTACTAGTGGAATTGATGGGACTTCAGGTACATCAGGAACTGATGGGACAAGTGGAACTTCAGGAACAAGTGGTACAACAGGTACTTCAGGAACAACAGGTACTTCAGGAACATCAGGAACTTCGGGAATTGATGGGACATCAGGAACAAGTGGTACAACAGGTACAAGTGGTACAAGTGGTACGACGGGTACAAGTGGAACAAGTGGGACAAGTGGGATAGATGGTACTTCAGGAACATCAGGAACATCAGGAACAACAGGTACGAGTGGAACATCAGGAACAACAGGTACGAGTGGAACAACAGGTACTTCAGGAACTAGCGGTATTGACGGAACGTCAGGTACGTCAGGAACTGATGGTACGAGTGGAACAACAGGAACTAGTGGTACATCAGGAACTACAGGTACCTCAGGAACTAGTGGTACATCAGGTATTGACGGAACATCAGGGACTAGTGGTACAGATGGAACTTCAGGGACAAGCGGTACAACGGGAACTAGCGGTACATCAGGAACAACAGGTACAAGTGGAACTAGCGGTACAACAGGTACTAGTGGAACATCAGGTATTGATGGGACATCAGGTACAACCGGTACATCAGGTACATCAGGTACATCAGGTACTACAGGTACTAGTGGTACATCAGGTATTGATGGAACATCAGGGACAAGTGGTACAGATGGAACTTCAGGGACAAGTGGTACAACAGGAACATCAGGTACAACAGGCACAAGTGGAACTTCAGGAACAGATGGTACTTCGGGAACAAGTGGAACAACAGGTACCTCGGGAACAAGTGGTACAGATGGTACTTCAGGTACTAGCGGTACGACAGGAACAAGTGGAACTTCAGGAATTGATGGAACTTCAGGAACTAGCGGAACCGATGGTACTTCAGGAACTAGCGGTACAGATGGGACTTCAGGGACTAGCGGTACTACAGGTACATCAGGAACAAGTGGAACTACAGGTACTTCAGGTACAAGTGGTATTGACGGAACTTCAGGAACAAGTGGTACAGATGGAACTTCAGGAACTTCGGGTACAACAGGAACTTCGGGAACTAGCGGTACTTCAGGTATTGATGGAACTTCAGGAACTAGCGGAACCGATGGTACTTCAGGAACTAGCGGTACAACAGGAACATCAGGAACTAGTGGAACTACGGGTACTTCAGGTACAAGTGGGACTAGTGGTACTTCAGGAACGGATGGTACATCAGGAACTACAGGTACTTCAGGTACAAGTGGGACTAGTGGTACAACAGGTACATCAGGAACTACAGGAACTTCGGGAACAACAGGTACAAGTGGAACTAGCGGTACTACAGGTACATCAGGTACATCAGGGACAACAGGAACAAGCGGAACTTCAGGAACAAGTGGTGATGATGGTATATCGGGAGGACAAAATTTATTCTTCAACCAATCAGTGGTACAAGGAGTAACTCCATATAAAGAATTAGGTGAATTTACAGATGGGCTTCCACAAAGTACTGTAACTGTAAATCTAACCGCGAATCAACAAAATGTTTTAATTAATGGTGGATTTATTACAGACCCGGGAAAACCTGGAGTTTTTGTAATCCCAAATGGTTTATGGCACGCATATTGTTATTTCACCAAAAATGCTGAAAATGATAACCTAAGTGTTTATTACATTGTTTCGAAATATACTACAGGAGGGACAAAAACTACGTTATTTACATCAAGTGCAGTTCAAATTGGATGGGATACTAATAATACAACGCCTGTTGAGATAAAAATAAATGCCTTACCAACAACTGAAATATTAGATATTACAGACAGAATTATTGTCGATTTATATGTTAACAATGGTGATAACCAAAGTAGAACAGCTACCTTTTACTCAGAAGGTACTTTAAATTATTCATATTTAGTAACAACATTAGCAACTCCATCAGGAACAAGTGGTACTTCAGGGACGAGTGGTACTTCAGGAACAACTGGAACATCAGGTACTTCAGGAACAAGCGGTACTAGTGGTACAACGGGTACTTCAGGAACATCGGGTACGAGTGGTACAACAGGTACCTCAGGTACAAGTGGTGTAAATGGGACTTCAGGAACTAGCGGTACAACAGGGACTTCAGGGACTTCAGGTACAACAGGTACTTCAGGAACAAGTGGAACAACCGGTACAAGTGGTACTTCAGGAACAACAGGTACAAGTGGAACATCAGGAACAACCGGTACAAGTGGAACATCAGGAACGACAGGTACAAGTGGTACTTCAGGAACGACAGGTACAAGTGGAACAACAGGTACGAGTGGGACTTCGGGTGTTAATGGTACAAGTGGAACAAGTGGTACTACAGGTACAAGTGGTACTTCAGGAAGTTCAGGTACTTCTCCAACAGGATTAGTTGCATCTAATTACGTTGCTAAAGGTGTTAAGGGAGGTACTATTCAAACTATAACAAATGGAAGTGACCAAGTTGTAACATTTGTTGATGAGTTTGACCCTAATGGTTGGATATCATCTAATAAATTTCAACCAACAATTGAAGGTTATTACAATATTCAAGTTGCAGTATGGTGGTACCCAGCATCAACAACATCAGGACAAAATAATGTTCAGCTTAGAAAAAATGGTAGTACACAAGTTGCAATTCAACAATTTCCACTTAATACTACTGAGGGATATGGACAAGAAATTGATATTGTAATGTATTTTAACGGTTCTACTGATTATATTGAAGTTACTGCTTATACATCAAATCCAACATCTCAAGATATACATGGTGAGAGTTCGGGTACTTGGATTACGGGGTCATTAATTGTTGGTGGTGGAACAAGTGGTACATCAGGTACTAGTGGAACGTCAGGAACAAGTGGAACTACGGGTACTTCAGGTACAAGCGGAACTTCAGGTGTTAATGGTACGTCAGGAACAAGCGGTACAACAGGAACATCAGGTACTAGTGGAACAACGGGTACAAGTGGTACTTCAGGTACAAGTGGTGTTAATGGAACTTCAGGAACTAGTGGGACTTCGGGTACTACAGGAACAAGTGGTACGACAGGTACTTCAGGAACAAGTGGAACTTCGGGTATTAATGGTACGTCAGGTACATCGGGAACAACAGGTACAAGCGGAACTTCAGGAGTTAATGGTACGTCAGGTACATCGGGAACAACAGGTACGAGCGGAACTTCAGGTGTTAATGGGACCTCAGGTACATCAGGTACTTCGGGAACAACAGGTACGAGCGGAACTTCAGGTGTTAATGGGACCTCAGGTACTTCAGGAACAACAGGTACCTCAGGGACTAGTGGTACGACAGGGACATCAGGGACTAGTGGTACTACAGGTACAAGTGGTACTTCGGGTATTAACGGAACTTCAGGTACAAGTGGAACTTCAGGAACTACAGGAACAAGTGGAACTTCGGGTGTAAATGGAACGAGTGGTACTTCAGGAACATCAGGAACAACAGGTACGAGTGGAACTAGTGGAACAACAGGTACATCAGGAACAAGTGGAACTTCGGGTGTTAATGGTACTTCAGGAACTAGCGGAACGACAGGAACCTCAGGTACAACAGGAACCTCAGGTACTTCAGGAACTACAGGTACAAGTGGAACTTCAGGTACGACAGGGACTTCGGGAACTACAGGTACTAGTGGAACATCGGGAGTGAATGGTACATCAGGAACTAGCGGTACTTCGGGTATTAACGGAACTTCAGGTACAAGTGGAACAACAGGAACATCAGGTACAACAGGAACATCAGGAACATCAGGAACAACAGGTACGAGTGGAACTTCAGGTACTACCGGAACAAGTGGAACATCTGGAGTAAATGGAACGTCAGGAACAACAGGGACTTCGGGAACTACAGGTACTAGTGGAACATCGGGAGTGAATGGTACATCAGGAACTAGCGGAACAACAGGGACTTCGGGAACTACAGGAACAAGTGGGACTTCGGGTACTACAGGTACAAGTGGAACTTCAGGTGTTAATGGTACATCAGGGACTAGCGGTACG